GTTAATAAAACCAATGGTACACAATCAAATCAGTTTTCTTCACTATCAGGCATAACTTACGGTGGCACAGTATCAATCACTTATGCCGAGGCTTTTGTACCAGCTTATACCGATGTTATTAGTGGCAAGTGTACATCACGCTATCAACGTGCATACCGTATTGAATTGCCAGTAGGCGGTGAATGGGATATTCGCGTAAGGCGCATTACTGCTGATTCTGCTGTCACCACATTGCAGAATAAAACATTCTGGGATAGCTACACAGAGATTGTAGATGCAAAACTAAGATACCCAAATACGGCTTATTTTGGCTTCAAGATTGATTCCAAAAACTTTAGCAATATACCTGTTCGCGGCTATGAGATATATGGTATCAAGGTACAAATACCTAGCAACTATAACCCATTAAGCCGTGTTTACAGTGGCACATGGGATGGCACATTCACAACAGCGTGGACAGATAACCCTGCTTGGATATTCTACGACATTGTGACCAATAGCCGTTATGGGCTTGGTGACATGATAGACGCTACGCAAGTAGACAAGTGGGCACTCTATACTATCGCGCAATACTGCGATGAGTTTGTGCCTGATGGCTTTGGTGGCATTGAGCCTAGATTTACTTGCAATATGTACATTCAGACGCGCGAAGAAGCCTATCGCGTAGTCGCTAACATGGCATCAATATTCCGTGGCATTGCTTACTGGTCAGCAGGGGAAATCACTGTATCGCAGGATTCACCTTCTGACGCTGTGCAGCTATTTACACAGTCTAACATTGTAGGTGGACAGTTTAACTATTCAGGCTCAAGCGGTAAGGTTCGCCATACAGTCGTTTTAGTCTCATGGAATGACCCACAGGATGGCTATCGTTCAAAGGTTGAGTATGTAGCAGATGATGAAGCAATCACGCGCTATGGCATCGTACAGACTGAAATAGCGGCTATTGGCTGTACCTCTCGCGGTCAAGCTAATAGAGTGGGTAAATGGCTGATTTATTCTGAAATTAACGAGACTGAAACAGTTAGCTTTACAGCAGGGCTTGATACCGTATTTTGTGGCGTAGGTTCAGTGATTAAAACACAAGACCCGATAAGGTCAGGGCGCAGATTCGGTGGCAGGACATTAACAGGTTCAACTACTACCAGCATCGTGATTGATAGCGCGGTGACGATTGAAACAGGAAAGACTTACGAATTGAGCGTGATTCTACCTGATGGCACGATTGAAACTAAATCCGTGACTAATGGCGTAGGTTCAGCATCTACTCTGACAGTCTCAAGTGCTTATTCTGCGATACCTTTAGACTATGCTATCTGGGTGCTTGCGGCTAATGATTTGCTTGCAGAGACTTGGCGCGTAGTGTCTATGACTGAGGTTGAAAAGTCACAGATTCAAATCACAGCACTTGCTTATGATTCACGCAAGTATGATGCAGTCGAGCAGGATTTGATACTTGAGCCATTGCAGACCAGCTTAACTAGCGCAGCACAGCCAGAGCCAGTTACCAATTTAACCGTGACTGAAGCGCTTTATTTAAGCGGTCTATCAGTGGTAGCGACTAAAGCCATTGTAAGCTGGAATACATCAGAACGTGCGAATAGTTACAGACTTGAGTATCGCATTGCAGATGGCAACCCTATTGTTATAAACGGGCTTACCACTAACACTTACGAAATCGCACCGATACAAGAGGGCGTATATACATTCAGCGTATCTGCAGTTAATGCGCTTGGCAGACGTTCGCAAGCATCAACAGTAACTGAAACCATTTACGGCAAGACTACGCCACCTAATGATGTGACTGATTTCAATATGGTCGCATTGAGTGGATATGCTCATCTGACTTGGGCGCAATCTACTGATTTAGATGTGTTAGTCGGTGGCTATATGCGGATTCGTTTCACGCCTGTATTAGTTAGTCCAGAGTGGGCAAACAGTACAGATATTGGCACTAGTATTGCAGGCAATTCTACCAGTGCCACATTGCCATTATTGACAGGCTCATATCTTGCTAAGTGGGTGGATTCAACAGGTAATGAATCAGCAGCAGAAGCCATTATTATCAGCGATGCGGCAAGCCTTATCACTCTCAATATATTAGAGACATTAACCGAAGCGCCTACTTTTACAGGCACTAAAACAAATGTTGAATTAAACGGATCATCATTGCGTATTGTTTCAGGCGATGACCTAGATGATTTTGGCTTAGTTGATGACTTGGCGGATTGGGATAATTTAAGCCAGGTTCGCGCGTCAGGTACATATCTATTCGCAAATACACTTGATTTGGGAACGGTACAAACCTCACGCTTAGTTTCAGATATTGAAACCACAGCAGAGGACTTGTTACAGCTATTCGACAACATCGTTCTCATTGATGACTTAGCGTTAATTGATGGCATCGTTAATGATGTTGAAATCATGCTATCTGTACGCACAACAAATGATGACCCATTAGCCGCACCTGTATGGTCAGCATGGCAGCCATTCTTTGTAGGTGACTGGACAGCAAGAGCGTTTGAATTTAAAGCCGATTTATTCAGCGAAAACATTCAGCACAATATTAACGTCACCAAGTTATCTGTCATCGTGGATATGCCAGATCGTGATGAATATGGTGATGACATAGCAAGCGGCATTACTACTTTTACAGTGACTTACGCAACACCATTCCAGATTAATCCTGCACTGTCTATCACAGCTCAAAACATGGCAACAGGTGATTACTACACCATCAGTAATAAGACAGTATCAGGGTTTGATATTAGCTTCTTTAACGCATCAGCAGTACAGGTATCACGCACGTTTGATTATCATTCAAAAGGATATTAATTTATGTCACAAGCAACCGATTATGTATTAAGTAATCAGTCTGGCGCATCGTTCAGGGCAGAGTTAAATACAATTCTGGCTGCGATCGTTTCTTCAAACTCAAATGCAACCGAGCCTGCAACCATGTACCCATTTATGCTTTGGGCTGATACCTCTAGCGGATTATTGAAAATCAGGAACGCAGCCAATAGCGCATGGATTGAAGTCGGTACATTAGCAAGTGCGAACTTAGGGTTAGCAAAAGCAGGCGTATTAGCATCTTCTGGAATTACTGGCGCTGCTGCTTCTGGAGCAAACTCTGATATAACATCCCTAACAGGCATTACAACTCCTCTATCAGAATCGCAAGGTGGCACAGGCACTAAAGTAGGCGTAAGTGGATTCAAGAACAAAATCATCGGTGGTGACTTCACGACCAACCCTTGGCAACGGGGCACGAGTTTTGCGGCAGTGGTTGCTGGAGCAGTCACTGCAGATAGGTGGGCATATAGTAAATTGGGTACAGCAGTTCATACTCTTACTAAATCAGCAGATGCCCCTACAGCATCACAAGCTGGTATTTATACAGGGTTCTCTTTAGGGCTTGCTGTTACAACAGCACAAATTACATTGGCGGCTGGTGATTATATTTTAATGGAGCAAAAGGTAGAAGGTTTAAACGCCGCCGCTTTTGGCTTTGGGCAAGCTGGAGCTAGAAATATAACCTTATCATTTTGGGTTAAAGGCGCAAAAACAGGTATTCATTGTGTAGCTTTCAGAAACGGCGCAGGAAACAGAAGCTACATTGCTGAATATTCAATCACTGCAGTCAATACATGGGAAAAGAAAACAATCACTATCCCTGTAGATGTAGCGGGTACTTGGCTTTACGACAACGGGGCAGGCTTAACATTGTCTTGGGCTTTAGCCGCTGGCACTACCTTCCAAACAACGGCGAACACATGGACTGCGGGTAACTTCTTAGCAACAGCAAACCAAGTCAATGAATTAGACGCTGTTGATAACAACTTTAAGATTGCCTTAGTGCAACTAGAAGCTGGCTCAACGGCTACGGCTTTTGAGACTAGAAGTTTTGGGCAAGAAGAAGCTTTATGTCATAGATACTACGAATTTGGAGGGGGTGCTGGAAACCGAAACTTATTTAGCGGCGATGTTACAGCGGGGGCTTCTTACAGAGCGATTACGACTTTTAAGGTACCCAAAAGGGCTTCGCCAACAGTGAATGGTACAGGGTCAGAGGCTGTTGGCTTTGGCGCAGCTGTTGCATACGAAGGGATTGGCGTTTTTGGATTTAGAGATAATAGGGTTTGCGCCACTACTACGAACGGGGCTTTATATACGTCTGACTGGACAGCCTCTGCGGAATTATAAGGAGTAATCATGTATAAATTAACTAAATCAAACTCAGTTATTCGCCTTTCAGATAACGCCTCTATCCCTTTCGATGAAGCCAATACCGACTATCAGGAATTTTTAGCATGGCTAGCGAAAGGCAACACGCCAACACCAGTTGACCCACCAACCAAAGACGAACTAAACGCGCCCATTGTAGCAAAACTCGCAGAGCTAGACATTAAGTCTATCCGTGCTATTCGTGAATACATTGCAAGTAAAGCAGACGCGCCACAGTTCACCAAAGACCTAGACGCACAGGCCAATACTGAACGCACCAAGCTGGTTAAATAAAGGAACGCTAGAAATGAATGTAGTTATTTGGCTACTGTGCTTTATTCCTGCTCTAGCGATAGAGATATTCTGCTTTATCACTAATCCTATTGCTTGTCTGTTCGTACGTAAAGAATCACGATATGACTATGTAAAGCGACTAGGCAAAAAGGTTACGTTAGAGCGTGAGTATTTAAAAGGCTGGCTTAACTTATTTAGTACCCACGACAATGCAGTGGACGAAGGCTGGTACGGAAAATATTCAATACCCTTTCTCGCAGACAAAACACAAGCCGACTATGACAACTCTTGGTTAATCCGTTACTGGTGCAGGGTATGGTGGCTATCACGTAACACGGCGTATGGCTTTCACTATGCGCTATTCAGTAAACCTAAAGAGGACGCTTACTACACCTATGAAAAAGGTATAGAGGGTGAAACCTTCTGGTTCAAATTGCAGATGTTCAAGCACTCTTTCCAGTTTGAATCGCATATCCCGTTAGGCTTTGGCAAGTACAACAGCATGAACATAGGCTGGAAGAAACATAAGCTAATGGATAGGGCGCTATACGCAAATAGGATTGTCGGTATTAGAAGTTATTAAAAAGCAAGACACAACACAAGCCTCTTAATTGAGGTTTTTTACGTCTATAACACCATAAAAAAGGGGTAAACGTGGAAGCATTAATAGCATTAAAAGGCTGGATAGGGGCAGCAATACCAGCCGCAATTGGTTCTCTTCTTTCGCTGTATGTCAGTAAGGATAAAACAGCAAACATGAAACGATGGGAACTATTTTTAGTGTTCTGCTTCGGCATTGCCCTAGCACATTACTTAGGCGGCGCAGCGATTGAGTACAGCGCGATTAATCCGCATAGCCTTACCTCTGACGCTATCAAGCTGACTATCGGTTTATTAGGCATGGCGACTATCACTAACATTTTTGCTCAATTACCTTTAGCTATCGAGGGTTTACGCAAGAAATGGACAGGTAACTAAAATGCTCTATCTGGCACTATTTGGCGCGTGTATCGCGGTAGAACTAAGCCCTAAGATACACACAGACAACATACTCAAAAAGATTGCTATTGGCTTCATTGCGGTAGGCGCACTGGTCGAATATGTAGGGCGCGATTCTATCTTTATCGAGGTCGGCATACTGGTCTATCTGGTAGCTAATCTTTGCACAGCGTACTGTTCAAAACCTAAACGCAGGAGTGTGGATAGATGATGACATTAAGACACAAGCAATCAAAATTCGCGTTGATGGTTGGTGAACTAATCCTGAAAGCTTACGAATTAGGATATGAGGTAACACTTGCAGACGCTTACCGTGACCCTAGATTGCATGGTTCAATGGGTGAAAAGAAAGGGTACGGACACCCAAAAAGCGCACATAAAATTAGATTAGCCATTGATCTGAATTTGTTCAAAGATGGCAAGTTTCTGGACAAGACAACAGACCATAAGCCATTGGGTGAATGGTGGGAAGCTA